ATTGATTAGTGGTATGCCTAAGTATCATGACGGTGGATTGGTTGATAGTTACGGAACAGGATTGAAATCAAATCCTTCAATGACCATCAAGGACAATCCAAATTCACTCACAAAGAAACATCCAAGTGTAACAGAAAGTGGAGAAGGTGGAACTGTAAATAATCATTTTGCAATTAATCTTAGTGCTATTGATTCTAAATCAGGTGTTGAATTTCTAGCTGAGAACTCTAAGATTATTGAGGGTTTGGTCGGAAGAGCAGTGACGAAGAATCGTAAAATCAGAAGAGATATCGGCACTGCATATTAATTTATTATGCCTTCCCCAAGTACCATTATTGGGGAAGGTATCACAAGGAGATTTTGAATATGTCGGATTTTAATTTTGTTCCACATAAAATAGAGGTTGGTCCACCAAGATATAATGTATTATCTACCAAGATGGTGGGTATGCGAAAAAAAAGAAGGGTCGTATCCAGTGAACCTGAAAGAACTTGGACTCTATATTTTAATGGACAAACTAAAGCAGAAAGGGATCAAATACTTTCACATTATAATGAACAATTGGGATGTGGTGTCCCTTTTTATTGGAATTCTGTTCCTGATTACGTTGATTCTGCATCTAGTTATTATGTGGCCTATTCTGAAGATGGTTATTCAGAAAGAATTGTTACGGGTATTTTTGAAATTGTAGTAAAATTTGAGACTCAACTATAAAGGGTATATATGAAAACTATTCCGAATGGATTAAAAATGGAATTGTATAGGCTTTATACAAAGCCAATTCATCTTATTGAACTTTATATAGATGAACCTTTCACTACCCCATCACATAGGTATTGTGCAAATAATAAAGATATTGTATTTGCTGGACAAAATTATACTGCAATAGCGGCAAAACGTGGGTCAATAACAAGTGAGGAATCAACTATACTTCAGGATTTGGAAGTATCACTTGACAATATTGATATGGAATTTAAACAACAAATAGCTTCAGGAAGATTTAGAGATAAAAGAATTGTGATATTTATTGTGTTTCAGGGATTTTTAAATGACTATGCAAATAGAATAATTTTATTTGATGGTGAAATAGATAATGCATCAGGTGATGATGAATTTGTAGTATTGTCAATTGCTGCAAGGTTTCCATTTGAACGTGATTATCCAAGAAGGGTTTTTCAATCAGGATGTAATTGGACATTTGGTGATGATAATTGTGAAAAATTGCTTACTGACTATAGGACAACATATACTATACAAGAATTATCAACAAGAAATGCACTGGTTGTTGGATCTACTGGACAACCAGATGGATATTTTTATCCAGGATATGTTCAGATAACCAGTGGCGATATGATAGGAGAAGTTAAACCAATATTAACATCAACAAACGATTCTGTTTATTTGAGATTACCGTTGTCTAATTTGCCTGAACCTGGAACAACTTTTATTGCTCAGAAGTTGTGCGAGAAAAATCCTGCTTCATGTAAAGATGTGTTCAATAACTACACAATGAATTATGGTGGATTCCCTTTTGTTCCGAGGCAGCCAAAACTTTAATTATAATGGATAAAAGTTATGTTTACTTATGAAGAGATTCAAATGTACAGGGATAGAATTGTTATTGAAGCTAAGAAATTCTATAAAGTTCCTTATTGTCATCGTGGATCTGGAAAGTTAGGTATTGATTGTCGTGGATTGCCTAGTGCTGCATATAGAAAAGCAGGATTGAAAGATATTCCAGAAGGAGATGGAAGAATATATGAACCGAATTGGTTCCAATTCACAGATAAAGAAAGATACCTTGATTTCCTTTTGAAATATTGTGAATTCACAGAAACACCTGAGAGGGGCGATTTGCTTGTTTTTAAATGTTACAATGATATGGTAACTCATGCAGCTATTGCCTTGGATAATCCAAGAAGTTTTATTCATGCTCGTTCTGGTTCATGTGTGAGAATTGAGGATTTAGATAGAAAATATTGGAAGAGTGTTTTCGCTGGTTATTTAGTTTATAAGCCTTTTATTGGGAAAGAAATAAGTGTTTAAAAAGGATATTCAAAAATGACAAGTGGATTAAATGTTGGTCAAATACTTTTTGCAGGGGTGGGATATGTTCTTGGTGGTTCTGTTGGCATGTCAATTGGATATCTTATAGGTGGTTGGTTGTTTCCACCCAAAGCCCCAAAACCAAACGCTGAATTGGGTGAATTGGGAGTTAATTCGTATATAAGGTCAATGCCAGTAGCCATTGCATATGGTCAAGATTTAGCATATCCTGGAATTATTTTTATTGGTAACAATTCAGTAGAAGTTCAAAATGTTGGCAAGAAGAAAAGTCCTGAATATGAAACATCATACTTTGCAGAGTTTGCTGCTGCTGTGAGTGATACACTTGTTTATCAATATTGTGAATATTTTATTAATGATAAATCAATAAAAGATCTAACTGAAGAAGATGCAATATCTCTTACATTTGATGAATATTTTGGAACTGAAAATCAACCAGTAAATTCAATAATTGAATCATTTTTAGCTAATAAAACAGTAAAAGCAATTTCATTTAAAAATACTGCATATGTTGTTGCTAGTGGAAAGATTGGCACACAGAATTCACTTCCAACTTTATCTATAGAAACAAAATTTCAATTTACTGAGCCAGGTGAGAAAGATGCTAATCCCATAAAGGTTCTTTATGATTTTTTGACAAATAAGAGGTATGGAGTTGGATTATCAAGCGATGTATTTGATGGCGATCCTTATATTGAAGGATCTACTTGGAAAACGTGTTCAGATTTTTGTGATCAATATGTAATGACTCCTTATGGTTGGTCTGAACCAAGATTTAGGTATTCTAATATTATTAGTAATAAAATGAAAGCTTATGATATAATTGCAGATATTTTGCAAACTTGTAGGGGGTTTATATTTCAATATGAAGGAAAATTGAGAGTAAGAATTGGCAGAAATGATGAAGAACCAGTATTTTATTTCGCTGAATATGATAAACGTAGTTATGTTGGAAATGATGTAAATACATTCAATAGACTTTATGCTGATTTTTCTAATAGACCAAATAATTATTGGGTTGGTGATATTGGATCAATTGTGTTAAATAATAGGAAATTTCATTTTGTATGTATAAATCAAACTGATACTTATATAGATTTAGCAGATAATCTTCCGTATCTTCCTGATATTGATGTTGAATTTACTATTGTAAAACAAAACATGAAAGAAGGCACATTTAGTTGGTCTGAAAGAAAGAGTGCTGAAAAAAGCAATAGGGTCAGATTAGAGTTTACAAATAGATCATCTGTATATGATGAAGAGAATGTAAATACTGGATCAAATAAATATAAAACTGATATTGTTGAAGTTGATGATGTTTATGACATAAATTTTAGTGGTGAGGTGAGATGTGTAACAACCAGAATGTCTGGAATAAAGCGTAGAACACAAGCTGCACGAATGGCTTGTTTTCTTTTAGATTCTGGTAGAAATACAAATTATCTTTGTTCATTTCAAACTGATATTGTTGGATATTTACTTACATTGGGTGTGATTGTTGGAATATCTCATAAAATTCCAGATTGGAATGTGGATGATTGGAATTTCAAGTTGTTCAGAATTGTAAATATAGAAGAAACTGAAAATTTTGAAACTAAACTTGGTTTTGTGGAATATGTTAGAGATAATTATCATGATAATGTTAGTGGTGATTTTACTGAACCAGCAGATTTTGATATGAAAAGTACATATACAAAGCCATCTTCAATAGAAAGACTTACTGCTTTTGAGGATTTTGCAAACCAAAGAATTGGTTTGGCATTTAAAAGAGCAGATAATGATGGAAATTGGATGGGAACATATGCATATAAAAGTGTTGCTGGTGGGGAATGGAAAAGTTTTACGTTACATAACGATGGGTTTGTAACTCCTAGTATTTTACTTCGTAGTTCCATCACTTCTACGGATACAATCATTCCATTTGATCCAAATTCGTTATACTTGACATTTCCTTCATCTGGATCATTTTTTATAGATGCAGAAGAGATTCATTATAGTTCAATTAATGATGAACTTGATATGTTTGAGGGATGTGTTAGGGGATATAATAATACAACTGCTGCTGATTATAGTAATGGTTCTATTTGTAATCTGAGACAATCAACTTATCCATATTATGAATATTCAAAAGAAGAAATTGGATTAGAATTACAATTTAAAGTAATCTCAAAATCAATAACAGGAATGGTATCGAGTACAACTTCTGCACCCATTTGCTCATTTGTTTTATCAGGATTGAGTGTTAAACCATCATATCCTTCTTTGATTGAATTAAATTCTCAAGGAAATGGTAGAGTGCTTTCTGTTGGTGACAATGCAGTTTTGACTTGGTATGCTGTAACTGATGGAATAAATAAAGGACACGGTTTTACATATGGTAGTGATGCTGGATATGGTGGTGGAACATTGGAAGGTGTTTACAGATATAAAATTGAAGTTGTAAAAACAAGTAGTGGTTCAGTTATGAGAACTGAGTTTATAGATACTGATAGTAGTGTAGTGTATACATACAGTTCTGCATCAAACATTTTTGATAATGGTAGTTTTGAACCTAATTTGACGTTTAAAATATATCAAATAAATGATGATAATTTTGAATCGAAGCCGTTTATGTTGATAACTAATTCATAAGGATTATTTATATGAATGGTGGTGGAAGTACATTTTCTGGTGCTATGGTTGTTTTTTCAGTTGGCTATTGGATATATAATATGTTAAATCCAAAGAAGTCAACAAAACCAAAACCTCAAGAAATAACATGCAACACTTATATGAGGGGATTGCCTGTTCCTATATGTTATGGTACAAATAAATATGCTGGTGAAGTTTTAGCTATTGGTGATAATGGTGTTGATTCAGTTGGATTTGGAAGTAAAGGTGGTATGATTGGTGGTCAAGAAGGTGGAACACAAACAGTATATTTTGCAGAATTTGCTATTGCTTTTTCAGAGGGTGAAATTGATGATATATTCGATATTTTTCTTAATGGTGAATCATTAATGGGTTTATCAGATAATTTTGATTACGAAGTTTATTATGGAACTGAAGATCAAGAGGTGGATAGTGATTTAGAAGAATTTTTTGATGGTGAAGAGGTTGAAATATGTTCATTTAAGAGGACTGCTTATTTATATATGAATGGATCATTGGGAACTTTTAATTGTATTCCTACAGTAGAAGCTGAAGTTGCAGGAATATTGTCATTTAGTCCTATTATGCCTTATGTACCAGTTTGCTCTTCTGGATTGATGGGTGATGGATATTCAGAAGGAATTACAGCTATTAGGGGAAACACTGAGTATACTACTCGTCATTGGACAAGAGAAGGATACTCTTCTGTTATGTTTTGTGAAAGAAGATCGTTAGTTGAGCCAGATGTTTTTGTATCAAGGGTTAAAGTTTCTGGAAAATTAACACCTAATTCAAATATCATATTTTATTCAGAATGGGAAGGTCGTGAACCATCTAATGATGATTGGTTTGAATTCAATTCAAGTTGGGGTGAATCACCAACATCTCAGAATTATTTTAATTTGTGGAAAATTGAGAGTTTAGATACTGAGAATAAATCGTTTAGTTTAGGAGAATGGGGAACCTATAATCCAATTAAAGTTGGAGATTGGTTGTATTGTTTTGATCCTGCTAGTAAAAAATATCAAGTAGCTGCTAATCCTGGAGTTGATGTTGGTCCAGTAAGGAATCCAAGAGTGGATGA